GACATTGAACACGACGATTTTGAAGAATGGCTCGAGATTAGAGAACCAAAAGGAGATGTCAACAGACAGTCTCTCAACTTACATCAGTGTGCAGTCGTCGGTGATAAATTTATGCGAAAGCTTACTGCAGGAGATATTAACGCAAGAAGAAAGTGGAGCAAACTTTTACAAAAGCGCAAAGCAACTGGCGAACCTTATATTTTATTTAAAGGAAATACGAACAAGCAAAATCCAGCAGCATACAAAGATAATGCATTAAAAGTACATATGACAAATATATGTAGTGAAATAGTACTACATACAGATGAAAATCATAGTTTTGTTTGTTGTTTGTCTAGCTTAAACCTAGCTAAATATGAAGAGTGGAAAAATACTAATATAATATATGACTCAATATGGTTTCTTGATGGGGTGTTAGAAGAGTTTATACAAAGAGCTAAGTACAGAAAAGGTTTTGAAAACTCTGTAAGATCTGCTGAAAAAGGTAGAGCATTAGGTCTTGGTGTACTTGGTTGGCACACATATCTACAAGAAAAAGGTTTACCATTTGAAGGATTATTATCACAATATGAAACAAGAAGAATATTCAGTCAAATCAAAATCGAAAGTGAACGTGCTAGTATGGCTCTTGCTGAAGAGTATGGCGAGCCTTTGTGGTGTGTTGGTACTGGTTTTCGCAATACTCACCTTCGTGCTATTGCTCCCACTGTATCTAATAGTAAACTTGCGGGAAATATTTCACCAGGAATAGAACCATGGGCTGCAAACATATTTACAGAGCAAAGTGCTAAAGGTACTTTTATACGTAAAAATCCAACACTAGTAAAAGTGTTAAATAAACTTAAATTAAATACAAAAGAAACATGGGACAAAATATTAGCAGATGGTGGTTCGGTGCAGGATATAAAAGAATTAGACGAAGATACCAAAGAAGTATTTAAAACATTTAAAGAAATAAATCAGTTAGAACTAATAAGGCAAGCAGGTATACGCCAGCAATACATAGATCAAGCTGTTAGTTTAAATCTAGCTTTTCCAGCTGTAGCATCACCAAAGTGGATAAATAAAGTACACTTAGATGCTTGGCAAAAAGGTATTAAAACTCTGTATTATATGCGTACTGAATCAGTACTACGAGGAGATATTGCTGCTAAAGCAATGGACGAAGAGTGTTTAGCTTGTGACGGTTAAATAACTTTATATTTAGTTTTACCGTTTTGTTTATAAGCTTTTAAACATCTGTTTCTATTATCTTCATCTGATACATAAGATATATGTACCCAGTTAGGATTAGTGTCTGTACCAAACTCCCATATCATTTGATCAAAGTTTAAATTACCTTTAATCCATTTAAACATTTCAGCATTTGTTTTATGACCAAACACGTCGTCAATATCAATTGCTTGTCCTTTACAATGTTGGCTAGTTTTACTTCCACCGATCGCAGTGTTAAGTTCTGGTGAACGAAAAAATGAATTTACTTTTATCGGTCCGCCAACCCACTCGCGTAGTGGTTCAAATATTTTTTCAGCTGTTAGTTTCATAGTCTCTACTTGTGTAGGGTTTGGTGTATTATCTATACCTCTTCTTTTTGCAGTGCTAGAGTGTATAGCTTCTGCATACGTTATGTGATCACTTATCTTCATATTATTCTATTTCAGAGAAAACAGCATAAACCTTAACTTTACCGCTAGCTATTAAAACTTTATTCTCTTTTACAACCTCAACAGGTGACGGATAATATTTAGGATTAGTACTATTAAGTTTTCTTTTTTTCATTAAAATCTACTTGCGTTATTTACTTCGTTTATTGCCTCTTGTATTTCATCTAAATCAGCGGGTAGCATAAGATCTAAGCCTGCTTTAAATACAACTTCTTTTACACCTTCTTTAAATATAATAATTGTTGGTGCCATACGCACTTTATATTTTTTCTTTGCGTTAGGTGCTTTTGCAATATCAACTCTATAATATATTACATCTTCTAATTTATTCCAATCAGCAAAACAATTTGCTTCATTAAATTTTGCCCAAAACTCTACAACTACAGGTTTTGTTTCATCATCACCAAATGCTTCGTTTGTGTTAATAGCATTTTCAAAATCATTATCATCTATCCAATATTCGCTTGGAACATCTTCTTGACTAAAAGTTAAAAACGGTATTAACAATAAAACTATATTTAAATATTTCATTAGTTCTTTTTTTGTATTTCATATAATCTTTCGTCTATTTTTTCAATAGTTTCTTTTATTTCTTCTACATCTTCCTGCGTATCCATTATTGTTTGGCGTATTAATTCGTCTTTTAGGTCATATTCAACTCTATCAATTACAGGTGCTGGTAGCTCTTTAGCTTCAGCTATATCTGCTTGAAGCGTATACCACATACCCGCGATCATTAATACGAAACCAACTATCATACCAATAGTTTTAAGATCAAGTGTTACTTTAGTTTCTTCACCTATTTGCTGTGCCATTTTATCTAAGTGTTATGTTCAGGCCAACTGAACTGTTGTAAATTTTACTATCCCAAAATTTAGTATATTCACCTTCAAAGAATATACCAATTGCTCTACTTAATTTCCAACCAAATACTAAACCGGCTTGATAATCTTCCCATTGCTCGTGTTCAGAATCTTGGCGAAGTCCGCCTAAGCCCCAGTTATTTCTATTTAAATAACTAAAATCAATATCACCTTTTACGTATTTATGATATGGTAATAAATAAGAACCATATGCATGAAGCCAGAAATTATTTTTATAATGATAGAAGTCAAAACCGACCACAGGTGAAACTACACCAAACGGATCTAATAAATCCCATTGCTCGTTGTTATAACGATTAATCAACGATTCAAACACAGTATCACGAAACTGTAAATCTGTATAAGCTACAGGGTTTCCTTGTGGATCATACCAGTAGTAATCATACACTTCTTCACCATCAATATCTATTGTAACCCATTGATCAGTGAAACCATAGTTGTAACCTAGCTGATACCAATAGTTAACAGGAAAACCGTTGCTGTCTGTTTCGTTTAACCATATTTCAATAGGATTATATCCATAAGCTCTTTCATGTGTACGATACATAGCACCTGCGGATATACTAAATTTTTTACCAATAGGTAACTTAGCTCTAACTTCTGCTGATTTATAATTAAAATTAACTTTACCTTGTTTTCTACTTTCAAGTTTAACCATGTGATAATTACCGCTCCACTTTACAAAATATCTGTGATTTTGAAATATCTCATCTCTTGATCTTTCTTTTTCAGTATGAAATACATATTCTAAACCTTTAATAGCTGAATTAGGAGCTGTCATAGCTACGTTAGATTCAGTGCCGTTAAAATAATCTTTAGTTTTTCTTTCATAATCAAACCTAGCTATTTTACGAACACCAAAACCATATCTATAATCAAAGTCATAATAGTCAGTACCATCAACCACAACTGGTGGCTCATATATATTACCACTAGGATTAGTTCTAACAAAATAATCTTTTGGTTCTTCTTTTGGGTTTTGTATATCACCAGCTATATAAAACGTGCCATATTTAAATAACTCGTTGTAAATAGCTTTAAAAAATCTACCTTTTTCTTTTTCTTGTGCAAAAGAGTTAAAGCTAATTACTAAGCAAAGTAATGTTAATATTTTTTTCATTTTTGTTTTTGTTTTTATTAAATAATTTTATTGTTAGACTTACAGATAAACCACCCAATACAGTAGTAGCTAAATCTGCATTATCAAATTTATTGTTTGGTTGAAAAGAATCATATGTTTCTTTACCAATACCAGCCATTAAAGAAGTTAGTACACCAGCTGCTAAAGCTTGCTCTTTGTTTTGAGTTTTGCTATACACAAGCTGATAACCTAAACTACTAGTTATAACGCCCGCTGCAAAATGCAGTTTTTTATCTTGTTCTTGTAATATCTGTGCATTAGCAGATCCCACAAATGCCACCACAAAGAGGGCAAATAAAGTTCTCATTTTTCATAATCTTAAAATTTCTTTTTACTAAACTTTGATGTACCTGATTTAAATCTGTATGTTTTAGGATTGTAGCTGCCATCATCATCTTCAATACCTAATTGATAAGCAGGATAACCTGCTAATAAAAATACTTTTTGCCAAGCTGTTCTATCTTGATCCATAGCTCCTCTAATATTGTCTAGTTTTTTAACAAGTCTAGCAACAGGTACATTAGTACTAGCTTCTATTAAATTAGCATTTGCTAAGTAAGCTGGATTATCTAAACTAAACCCTTTTTCCTTCATTTCATCTAAATCATATTGATATGCTCTTAATGTATTTCTAAACTGTCTAACTTTTTTATCAACTGGTGGAGAGAAAGTTAATAATTGCCAAGCAGCTTCTACATATTCTGGTCTATCTTTTTCAGCTTCTTGATATACTTTAAATAACACATTTTTAACAGTAGATAAACCAGCTCCGTAAATACCACTACCTTTTAAAAGCGCATCAGCTAAACCGTTAACTGCTCTACTTGTGTTATCATCAAGCTCAAGTCCTTCATCAAAAAACTGCATAAATACAGCGTTTTGTAGTGTTTGAAATATTATATTTTGTACAGCGCCGTAATATAATATTCTACCTACCTTAGCAACAATAGAGTTATTACCTTTAAAAGTTCCTTCATATCTACCGTTAGCTAAGTCTAAAACTTCTTTTTTCATATTTCTAGCATACTGCATTACAACGTTGTTATAATTTAAAGTAAATCTACCTAATATACTAGCTTGCTCCTGACTTATTTTATCAGCTCTTGCAGACTGTTGGTTTTCTTCTGATAACTCTTCCCACTCTTTTCTAGCTCTTTCTTTAGCTACATTTTCACTTAAACCTTGTTTTTTGTAAGTATTTATTCTATTTCTATAAAAAGTAGCACCACCAAAAGCAGTTGCATGAGTATCAGCATATTTAGTAAATATAAAACCTTTAGATAATATACTATTTATAATAGCAGCTGCTTTATTTGTAGAATTTGCAGCAGCTTCGATTATTTCAGCTTCAGATACATTTAATCTTAAACCGTTTCTACGATTTGTTGCCCACTCAGAGTTCATTAGTTCTATATAATCTTTCCAAAACTGTTTTTGATTTGCAAAAGCTTTAGCAGCTTTAAAAGGATTATTATCACTAAAATTAACGTAGTTTGTAGACGATATAGTTTGTAGTAACGCTGATCTTGTGTTTAAAAACATAGTAGCACCAACAGAACCATTAACCCAGTCTAAAAATCCATTTTCAGCTCTAGTTAAATTAGGTGATCTATTAGTACCGTTTTTCATACGATACAACATATTTTCTAAAGACTCTCTATAGTTTCTACCGAAATTAGCTTCTAGTTTATTTAAATTTGCTTCGCTAAATATAACATCAGCATTATCGTTAAACTCTTTCATATACTTAGATCTTTTTGTAGATCTAAAACCTGTTAACATATCTGTAGTAATATTACCTGTTAACCAATTAGCTCTAGGCGCAGGATAACCATCACCTTTACCTAAACTAAAAATTTGATCAGCAAACGCTTTTAGTTTTGGATTACTATTTACATGTCTAACTAATTTATTTATATCTGCTTTAGATAAATCACCAGGCAAAGTATTTTGTTTACTCCATAAATAAACTCTTACAGCATGAGAATTAGTAAAAGGTTCATTTTCATTAATACGTTCTTTTAACGGGTGCTTTTTAAATACATTTTTATAATTAACACCTGATTCTTTTAATTGATTTTTAATTGCTTTATAGTCTTGCATCCTAACCATACGATCAGCTGCTACAGCTTTTTCACCTCTAGAATATGGTCTAAATAAATTATCTTTAAACCATTTTTCGTTTTGTATACCTTTTTTACCTCTACCATATAAAGGTCTCATTAATCCAGCAAAATCTTCAGCAGTACTTGGAACATACCAGCCAGTACCGCTACCACCTTTACCTTGTAATCTAGCTTTAGCAGTAGAGTATGTTTTATCTTTACCAATACCAGTTGAGTACTCAATTATTTCATTAAAGTTTTCACTTAAATTTAAACTAGACTTAGCTAATTGAACATTTGATTTTACATCTATTATATCTAAAACTCTTTTTACAGCTTTTACATTTTTAATAGCATCATCAGCAAAATAAAAATCATTAAAACCTTCAGCTGCTTTATCAACCATAAATTGAGCTTTTGCAGATGGTTTACCATCACCAAGTCCAACTATGTTTTTTAATTTTAATTTAACACCTAAATTACTTAAAAATCTTTGTATTGGTATTGCTGCTTGTTGAGGTCTAGCTGTAAGTATAAACACGTTTTGATTACCAAATTTATTAACAGCTTTTTCTAATTTATCAAATAAAGGTCCTTTTTTACCGTCAATAACTCTATTAAATTCAGAAAAATCAAATTTTGCTCCTCTTGCTTCTAATGATTCAGAAGTTCTAGCAAACTCTGTAGCACTTAATTTACCTTTAGTGCCGTTAGGAAGCGTGTAACCAACCTTAGATTTAGACTTAGCAACTGTATCATCAAAATCTAAAACACTTATACCTTTTTTAGGCTTATTTATAATTCTAGCTAGCTCTATAGCTTTATCTATATTTCTTAATTTATCTACAATTTCTTGACTTGATAAGTTAAGTGATGACTTACCTGTAATAGCTTGTAAAGATCTAGCATTATTGTTTTTTACTTTATCAACGCTAGCTTTATTATCTAAAACTCTTTGTATAATAAATTTGTCAGCAGAGTCGTTCATTTCATTTAGCCTTTTAATTAATACTTCTTTTTTAACAGTATTAACTATTTGCTCGGCTAATCTTAAACCAGCGCTTTGACCAGTAGTTCTTATTTGATTACCAGCTACATTTGGATTAGTAATAAAATTCATTTCAGGATTACTAGATAATGTAGCCATACCATCTTTACCGTAAAACTTGCCATAACCTGTAGTACCACCGCTTTCAGCGCTATCGTTTTTTTGTTTTAAACTATAAGGTATTAAAGCTTGACTAGCATTATTAACTAAAATACTTATATCTGATTTTTTACCACCAGCTGCATTTATATCAAAAAAGAAGTCGCTAAAATTATTTAGCTGCATATTGTGCTCCCAATGTAAACCTTTTTTACCTTCAGCTCTAGTACTTATAGATGTAACAGGTACAGCGCCTTTTAAAATACCTCTAGCTATATTAGTTTGCATCTGGTAGTGTCTATACATATCTACTCTAGCATCTACTTCTTTGGTTTGTTTTGAAGTTTCTTTATAAGCTTCTCTAGTTGCATTTAAATAATCATTTAAAAAAATTCTATTAGCTCTTGCTGTTTGTTCATATGTATACTTACCGTTTGGATTTGTCATTACCTTGTTAAAAAGCTCTGTAAGCTGTGTGTTTTTTTCAGCTTCTGAAGCGTTTTGTCTGTCTAATTTTTTTATTAAATCTAAAAAAGGTTTTTTTACACCACTTCCTTTTTCACCCCAATTAGTAGGCCAGTATACAGCATCATATTTTCCATCGTATTTTTTACCAGATCCAGTATATCCAGGATATTCTTTTTCAAGAAACTTTTGAGAACCTTCTCTACCCTTGTTAACATACTTACCATCTCGTTTCCAACTTCTAGTATTAGTACCAAACGTATCAACAAATGCATCTAAAACACGCAAAGGCACATCTTTAGCAAATTTATTTAATATTTTAGTTTCAAAGTTTCTTTTTCTAGCTAAATCTACAGGGTTATCTCTCTGCTCTACTGTTTTATATTGATCGCTTATACCTTCTCTATCATACCTAGCTTTATATCTTTTTAAAGTAGACTTTTCATAGAAAGTAATATCTGCTACTTCTAAACCACTTTGTTCAGCTAATCTTTTAGCATTAGCGTTTTCAAATATTCTAGCTATTTGCTCTGTACCAGAAATATCTTTTTCTAGTGTTTTATCTTTAAATACTTTATCAACTATGTCAAAAATTTCTTTTTGTGATTTAATCTTAAATATATCAGAATTTTCTCTTAGTTTTTGTTTTACTAATTCAGCTGTTGGTATTAATATAGATCTTATTTCTCTATTTAATTCACTTAACTGTAAGCTAGACATTTTATCAGACTTACCAGCGGCTATATCGTTTATTATAGTGTTAACATCTCTACCTGCTAGTATATTTCTAACAGCTTTGTTTGTTATTAACTTACCTGTTAAAGAAGCCATTGATTTTAATCTTTGACCAATTTGTCTATTATAAGTATTTAATTCACCACCTATTGTTATACCAAAAGCTTCTTTAAAATCTTTTATACTTAAATCTTTTTTAATTTCAAATATATTGGTTTGAGATGTTAAGCCTTTGCTTCTTTCACCTGTTTTATTATAAAAAACTTTTAATAACGAGCTGGGTAAACCGAGTGATGTACCAACTATGTTTCTACTTACATCAACTTTATTTATACTAGTTTCTGGAACTACATTTGTTTTAGGTAATAAAGCTAATAACTCTAACGCGTTTCTATTTATAACATTTTGTACATTACCAGCTTCAGAAGCAACTCTAACACCGTCTTTTATTTTTTGACTATATGTTAAATTTTTAGTAGCATCTATTATTTTTGATTTAGGTATACCAAAAAACTTAGCAGTTACTTCTGGAGCTAAATCTTTTAACTTGTTAAAACTTAATTCACCAACTTGTTGATCAGTAAACTTGTTAAAGTTTTCACGTATTGCTGTTTCAAAGCTTTGTCTTTCGCTTTTGTTTTCAATACTTTTTAATTCTAACGGATTAATTTTAGCACCTTCTTTTATTTCAACTATATCAAGTGAAGGTTGCTCTATTAACCTAGCTTCTACTTGTCTTTTAACTTTATCTTCTGTAATAGTTTTTATTATTCTACCAAACTTAGGACTTTCTTGATAGAACTTTCTTAGCTTTACATCTATTAATTTACCTTGAGCAGTAGAGCTTTCTAAATAAGTTGCTAAACTAGGTTTACCTGTATTTCTATCGATCATTCTTTCAGGTTTAAAAGCTTCTATAGCAGATCTTAAACCATTTTTTTCAGCTGTTACATATTCACCAGCTATTAAAGAAATATCATCTTTTGTAAAACCTTCTAGTTTACCTAATCTTTGTAATCTATTTAGTCTACCTATTATGTTGCCTTCAAATTCATATGCTAATTGAAAAGATACATCTCGTTTGTTTCGCTCCCAAGTACCATTTTTAATAGCTTCGTTGATTAATCTATCAACTCTTTGATATATTTGTTCGTTTTCACGTTGCTCTGTTTGACGTTCTCTAAAGTTTTCAACAGATAACTCTAATGAACTTTTTTTAGAAGTTTTACCAACTGTTAGTTGTGTTTTAGCATCTATAAGCTCACCGTTAAACTGTACTAACCCTCTTAATTGTCTCCATTGTCTAGCAACACCTCTTTTACCAGTTGCATTAGCTATTCTATATAAAGCAGCCATTACATCTTGAGCATCTTGAAAACCTATTTCTTTGTTTTTAAATATGCCTTTTCCTTGTAATCTTCTTTCATAAAAACTTTTTATACCTTGTTCAAATCTAAAAAAAGCATTATTTTCAACAATGTTTTTCATTATGTCTTTGTTAGATATAAATTCAATTATATTAGCTATTTTTTCAGAACCTAAAGCTGTTTTTTCATTAACTTTTTTATATTCTGTTTCTATAAACTCTTTGAAACTTTTATAACCTTTTTTAGTATAATAAGTTTTTGTAGCAGCGTCTACTTGTAACTCAATAATGTCATATAATCTTTCAAATTCTTCTTCAGTAAAGCCTTCTTTTTCAGTATAAAAATGAGCCATTTCGTGTGGCACTATACCTTTGTTTCTATGGTTTAAAGCATCAACAACTAATGTTTTTTTACCATTAATCATTTTAATTTGAGCGCCAGAACCATTTAAGCCTTTACCACCTATTTGAACTTTTATTTCATAAAAATCACCATAATCTTTTACAGCTTGTTTTTTATTTCTAAGCAAGTCTCTTTCAACTCGTTTTTTAAGTATTTCAGGCGTATAATATCTATAATAACCTTCAGCTACATCTAACTGTCTTTTTATTTCAGCTATTAAATCATTATATTTTTCTATTTTTGCAATATCTCTTTGATTTTCTGGTTTTTTAAGCTCATTATCAATTATTTTCTCAACTTTATCTCTTAATTTTTTCTTTTGATTTATAGTAAAAGCAAAACCGTCGCCTTTTAAACCATATCTAATACCTTTAATACCTGTTTGTAAAGTTCTTGAATGACCTATAGCAAAACCTAAACCAGTTAAAATATGACCTAGTTGTCTTTTTGTTATTTCATCACCTGAAAGTTCTCTATAGTTTTCATCAATAAATGTTTGAAAGTCTTTACCACCTATTAAATCATCTATAGCAGCTTCAACATTTAAAGCCGCTTCTGCAGATATACCAAAAGTTATACCTCCTCTAGCAAATTTTAAACCTGAATTAAGATTAGCTAATCCACCTGTAAAATAAAAACCTAATCTTTTTGTAACGCTATTAAGTACACTACCTGTAAAAGCAAAAGAAGCACCAGATCCTGTAGGTAAACCCATAAGTTGCATTTTACCTTCTTCTATAAGCATTGTAATACCTAATGCTTGAGCTTTATCTATAACACTAGCTCCTCTAACTGTTATACCGTCTGCTTTATAAAAAGCTTCAATACCTTGTTTATTTAAACTATATCCTTTTGATAGAGCTCTTTGTCTAGCATATGCATGAGATATTTGTCTACCGTTTTTGTAAAGCCTACCAACTCTCATAGTCATTAGCGCGCTACTTAATCCTGTAGCAGTAGAAATACCACCTGTAACAGCATTTAAAATACCAAACTCAGCTGCTATTTGAGGAACAGCACCTAATGTTTTTCCAACAAACTCACCTCTTGTTTCTTGAAAGTTTCTTTGTTGATTTTCAGACCAAGGTACACCAATGCTATTACCTATTTTTTCTATATCAGCTAATCTATCAGATTTACTTTGTATTGTTCTTAAATCACCAGTAAAAGTTTCTATCATACTTTCAGCAAAACTAGCTACTCCACTTGTTCTTTTTAAACTACCAGGATCAGTATTTAATACATACATAGTAGTTAAAGCTTTTCGCTCAATAGCATTTGTTTTAATTTGCTCTCTTAAGTTTACAGCTAAACCTTTTAAATCAGGTTTTACAATATCACCTTTATCACTAGGTACATTTATTTGTTCTTTACCTATTACATCATTGTTTTCAACTAAAAAAGACATAGGTATATCTTTATATATACCTGTTTCTGGATCATATTCATAACCAGCTTGTCTTAATCTATCACCAAGACGACTCCAGCTTCCGCCAGCTCCTTGAATAGTAAACGCGCCTTCTATATCATAAGTTTGTTTTAAAATTTTATCTAAATTATCAAAATTCATACTATTCATATTGAATCTTTCTTGCAAAGCTTGAAAGTCTTCATTTTTTAAAATAGTAAACTCATCAATATATTTATTATATTCGACGCTTATGTTATCATCTTGATTAGCGTTGGGTGTTGGTTGATCAAATCTAACGCTGCCTTCAGCAAAATTAAAAAACAATTTAGTGTTGCCTTCCATGTAGTCGTTAAGTAGTGATATTGATTTATTTTGCAATGCTTCTATTTCTGATTTTAAAATATTAGCGCCTAATAAATCACCACTATCAACCATGTTAGCATAATCATAGCTTAATTGTAAAATTTTTTCATTTACACCACCTATTTCTCGTTCTTTTGAATTTAAACTAGATACAGCTGTTTTAAAATAACTTTCACTTATTTGCGCATATTCAGGTAAATCTCTATAATCAATATCATCTCCTTCTATTTTAAATAAAAAATTATCACTAGGATTTTGTTCGTTTATCTCTTGTTGTAATAATTTTCTATTAAAATCTTGTTTACTTAACTCTTCTTTTGTTAACTGCTCGTTTAATATTTGATCAAAAATCTGGTCGAATTTATAATCACTTATACCCATTGCGTTTGTAGAGTCGTCAAATGATAAAAAATCAGTTCTTGATTCAAGAGGGTTATTAAATCTTAATAACTCGTTAAATTGTTTTCTTAATTCTTTTCTTAGGCCTTCAGGTCCTTCTCTTTCAATATAATCATTTAAACCTAAATAACCTTTATCTTGAAAAGTTTCACGTAAAAAATCAGGTCCAAGTGGATCATATGCTTCTTCTCCACTTCTTCTCCAATTACCACTATCAAAGTTTAAATTACGATTTAAAAAACTTTCTAATGATGCTTGTGTAGATTTAGATTTATTTCTATTTTCTTCACTTTTAGTTTCTTCTATAAAGTTATTTATCTCAGGTATTTGATTACCATTTTTAAAATCAAAAAGCTTTTCATTACCGTTTTCACCTACAACTTTTATTTGCTTAAACTGCGCGTTACTATTTGGATCATAAGAAGTATATGGTGTAAACTCAAAATTAGTATCTTCATAAGCAGAATTATACTGATCTATTAACGCTGTTATCTTATCATTGTAAGTTGTTTCATCTAGCTTTACATCACCTGTAAACCATTTTTGTTTACTATCACCAGCATAATCATTTGATAAATCACTAATAATAGGTTTTAATATGTCACCTATACCACCATCACCAGTTATTCTATTAGAAAAACCAGGCGCAACAACAGGTTGCTCATCTTCTTGTGGAACTAACAAAGGAGACGGTGTTTCAAAAATTACTGGTCCGACCAACTGATCGTTTTGTCCGTTTGCCATATTATTTAATTTATTTTATACTACTTCTGATTTACCTAAGCTTGATCTTATCCAATTAGCTGTTTTTATTTGCTCTGGATTAAGGCCTTCATTACTACCTGATTCTACAGCTTTTTTAAGTAATTGATCTATATCGTATCTATCTGATTGTTCGTATGCTTGTTGTATCGATTTTTTCTGTGAACTACTCTTAGCAAATTGTTTTAAAAATTCAACTATATCTTCGCCGTAATACATTTTGTTATCTAATCTACCAGCAGCAATAACTTTATTATTGCTTTGATCATAGAATATTAACTCAGCATCTGGATCTGCAGACATTTGATCATTAAATGTTTTTTCTACAAGCCTTTCGTATTCTACTTTAAGATCACCTTCTAGCTCATCAGCAGTAGTAATGTTTGCAAATTTCTGATTGGTTGCAAGTATATTTTTACCTATTATTTGTTTTAAATCATTTCTAGTTTGCAATGTTGCTGTTACACCTCTAATACCTTGTATTGATCTTTGTAGTGTTTCAATTGTAGCAGAGTTATTTAAGTCTAATAATTGTGCACCTGCACCTTGCTGTAAAGGACCTTCTATTAAGTTGTTTAATTGACCATTTGCACCAAAGAATTGTTCGTCAAGTATACTAAACGCATCGTTAAATCCACCCGTAACATCATCTTTTCCATCACCTACACTGACACTTACACTTACACCTTTTTGCTCTCTAAGTTGTACATCTGAAATATCTCGCTCAAAGAAATCAATATTGTCTGATGTTCTAGCTATTGATCTACCAAAATTATCATTTTCTTTATATTTTGAATTATCACCTAGCTTAGTTATTTGCCCTGCTTCGTTAAATTCAGTAGTATCAGGTAATTCTGAATTAAAGTTTTCATTCATTAAAACAGCTCTATCATCTCTGCCATAGTAATCACTACCGTTTCTTAACTTAAACTGTTCGTTATAATAATCAGCTACCGCAGCCTTTCTCCAAGTATCTATTCTATTAGCTAATGCTCTATCTGGTTGACCATCTAATCTTTCTAATTCTTGATTTATAATGTTTAATTCATTTTTTAAATCAGCACTTAAATTAAATTCACGATTCTTTAAAAGATCATTTACTTGTCTAAAAGCAGATTTAAACATACCGTTAGATTCCATAAACATAATTTGTTGATTTGTGTGAGCAGAAACTTGACCTTCAAAATTAAAAAAGTCAGCTTTATCATAGTATCTACTGTTTTCTTTTACCATAAACTCGTTTCCACTTCTGTCTACAATTTTACCTTCAACAACATCTAATTGATTAAAATTAATATTTTTAACAACATCATGTTGACTAAGTATATTACTTTCATAATCATAGTATTCAGCTATATTACTATCAACCCAAGCACCATCCATTGCAGAAACATCAATAAATTCACCAGTTGGATTGTGTATTAATCCAGTTCTTAGTTGACCAAATTTATCTCTTTTTTGTCCATATTTCCAGTTTTGCGGGTTGTTTTGACTATCAGCGGCTATACTTGCTATAGTAAAACTAGTGTTTGTACCGTTTAATCCAGGTAAAAACACATTACTAGCAGCTTTATCAACTTTAGTTCCATCACCAATAGTATTTAAATAGTTAGAAAAAAAGCCGTTTGGCCCTAAAACTCTTTCATATTCTTTTATAGCGTTTATTGCAAAAGCTTGTTCTGGTGAGCCTTTTTTAGCGTTTTTATACATATTATAATAATAACCAGCACCACCTTCACTCATATCATTTTTCCATTGATTATTTAAAATACTACCAAAGTTTTGATTTAAATCATTTACATTACCATCTAACTCATACCACTCATTACCACGTTTTGAATCTATTAATACATCTGGTATATCTAAAACACTAGTTTTTTCTTTTTCTGGTAATCTAAATGTAGAAGCTACACCTCTGCTAAAAGCAGACATATCTTCTATACCTAATCTAGGATTTTCATAAGTACCACCTGTAGTTGCTCTAGCGCCAAAACCTATATTATTGCCGCTGCTGTATGGATTCATGTTTCTTGTTGCCATATTTATTTAATTTAAAATCTAAAACCGCCTAAAGCGCTAAGCTGTTGATTAGTAAGGCCAAATTGTGAAAGGTTGTTAATAAAATTATTACCCATTGTGTTACCAAAATTAGGAGTATTATAAGGGTTAAATTGCGTATTTGCCGCCATATTTACATTAGAAATAGGTGCGTTAGGCGTAATAACATCGCCTGTCATTGGATCTGAATAAGCACCGCTCATTACTTGACCAGCTAAATTATTTGGAGTCAAAGAAGCTGAGTTAATATCAATAAGTTGATCAAATTTAACTGATTGAGGTGTTCTTGATAAATCAGGCATAGCAACTTGTTGACCAGCTGCATTAGTTACAGTGTTAGGAGCACTCGCAAATGGCCCACTTTTACCAAAACCACCAGCGGCTGCAAAAGTACCTAATGTACCAACAGCTTGCCCAAACATAGCGCTTGCTTGTGCACCGTATGCCGCGGCTTGTTGACTTGCAGAGCTAGCTAAACTAGAAGCTCTGTTTAATTGTTGCATCTCTCTTCTTTCTCCAGCTGCAAACTCAAGTTGTTGGCCTCTTTGTCTTAACGCAGCAGATTGTAACTCGCCCTGTGCTCTTAACTGAGCGTTTCTAGCTTCTTGTTTTTCTATTTGAGCAGCAACACCTCTTTTACTTTGTGACGCTGCTCTAGCAAGAGCTGTAGCACCACCAGCGCTAGCGCCAGTAGCTCTTAATACATCTAATGTGCTAGCTAATGATATATCTTGTTGCTCTGCTTGCATTTCAGCCGCTCTAGTTGCAATTTGTAAATTAGCAAATGGATTTTCTAAATCTTGACCAAAATCAGGTATATCTTGCCTATTAGCTTCTAAAGCTTTAACTTGGTTCTCTTGCCTTCTTTGTAATCTTCGCGCTTGTCTTTGTTGTCTACGCGCTGCTCCGCCTCCAAAAAGACTACTAAGAAAACTAACACCCATAAAGATACCTGTTACTGGATCAATAGCAGCAAACATCGGTGTTACCGTGAAAAACAAACCTAAAAACAAATATAATTTTTCTTTCATAATTATTGTGATGAATAAACAGTTTCGCTACTAACAGCATAAAGCTCTGCTTTATTAACAGATGAAGCAATAGCTTCTGTTGGTTTCCAATACTGCATTTTTACTTTATTAAAATATCCTTTTATACCTGATAAATCAACACCTACTATTTGATTTAAAGCAGTTGTTGTTGTATTATTTCTTATATGGCCATAATATTTGTTTTCTTTATTAACAAAATTTACAGCTATTGATAATGCATCAACTGTAGTATCGCTACTTAATATAGGAAAAGCTTGATGCATGTCTGTTTCAGCAGATGACATTTGCCAACCTGTACTACCTTCATAATCTATAGTGTGAAAGTTTTTAATAGTACTTGGTTGATCGTTAAATACAAACTCTATATTTGCTGGATCAGGATTAGCATTACCATAAAATTTACATCTTTGAACATCATCTCTATAATGTTGAAACAATTTATCGTTGTTATATGTGTAAAACTCATTACTTAAACTAAAACCAAACGTAGGTTTATAAGTATAAAACGACACCCAACCTTTAGAAGCCTCATCATATGACAAAGTGGCATATTTTTGATCAAGTCTTGATGTAGATGTGCTACTAGAAGCAATCTCGTGCTGTCTAGTCATAACTTCTGTATCGTTTTGTAGTGATACTACATATTTATTTTTTTGCTCATCATACATGCCGTAAATGAGTTTTGCTTTTGCTAAGTTATCTCTAAAAAAACTACGCATACCAGCATCTGATATTGGAGTTAAACCATCACGAGACAACCTCATTATTGTACCTCTATTTTTATCAGCAAAATATTTTCTATTACCATGAACAGCAAAGCTTTCTGGATTTTTACTTATACCGTATTTACCAGCTACAGAAACTACTTGTCCTATTACTACTTTTGAAGCTGTTGATAGCGGTTGACCTTCTTGTGTAAATATAATATCTTTATCTATAGCCGCAATATTAACTTTGTTTTCTTGAAATATAATTAAGTTAGTGTCTTCAGCATATAGTTTTTGTATAGTACCATTTTGTATATCAACTGCTTTAGTTATGTTTTCACCAATTGAAAACTCATTAGTTTTGTTTACTAAAGTTTTAGCATTGTATATGCCAGAGTGTATTAGCGCGTTGCCTCTAATTCTTTGAGCATATTCAGTGTCTATTAAATGAGCTCTTACACCAAAATCAACAGATTTACCGTTAAACTCACCTTTTATTCTAGACTCTTCTACGTGAAACTCACCTAAATTTTGTTCTACATTAGTACCACCACCAGCAAGTATAAACGTATTAAAATAAGATATTTCTTTAGTATCAGCTTTTATTCTATTGCTATTAATTTTATTATGTAAATCTCTTATTAAGCCACTTGTTGATGATTCAAAGAATATATCTATATTTGACACAAAAGGATCTGTTTCTAAAACAGTTAAACCAGTTCTAACAGCTACAGGTTCAGACTCTAAGTTTTGAACAGTAAACTCTTCGTTTTCGCTAATTTCAAGTTCATGGCTAAGCTGTATAGTTTGAATAACTTCATTATCAACAGTATTAGTTTCAACTGATTTTATAGTTATAGGATCCCATAAATAAAGTCTATATTGAAACGATATACCGAAAAGACCAACACCTGGTATTTCATTTTTTAAAACTCTTCTATCAAAGTGTAAAACAGCTTTATCATTATTATCAACTAATTCAACTTCTTGTAATACAGGCCTTCTTACAAGAACCTCATCACCATGTATTTCTCTTGTAGCGGTGGTATTTGTAATAGTTCTAAATAAACTAAATTCACTTACACCTTCTAAAGTAAATGTATTCAACACACCTTCTGTTGAGCCTGTTCCACCAACCGGCATAAAGCTAGTTGGCATAGCTTGGTTTAAAGTTATAGTAAAGGCAAGAGGATTTGTTTGAACCATATCAACTATAAAAGTGCCTGACGGTAAAGTACCAGTTGATAAAGTACCGTTAACAAAAACAGTATTAATAGGTACGTTTACTATTTCAGCATCAGCACCTTCGCCAACTGTAACTGTAATCGTATCGTTTAAACCAACAGTAGCAGCCCAATTGCCATTTGCGTTTTGTGCTAGTTGACTTTGATATGCTTGAACTTGATTGAAAACAGCTGCGTAACTAAATACATTTGCAAATGAAGCTTGAACAGTAAGCACTGCGCTTCCAGCAAAATGACTAGTAACAGATAAAGGTGTATTTGCTTCAATACCATCAGTTGGAGAAGATTCAAACTCTATTATTTGACCAGCTTTCATTTTATCTGGTACTCGGTTTAACTTAATAGATTTGCTATCTAAACCTTCTTGATCAGCATCAATAAATAATCTTTCAACTCTTTTAGCTATAAATAAATCATGTATAGGCGCGTTTTCATCTATAGGAGATTTAGTTAACTGTTGACCAACTCTAACATACGGTATTGTTTCGTTGTTTTTACCAAACTTTAACACATCACGAGTTGTTGATGTATTAGCTTCAATAGCATTTATTTTAACACCGTATTTAACTCTATTATTAGTACCTATTGATTTTACTTGAGCAAGTAGTGGATTACGTTTTGCCATTACAAAATCATGCACTCTGTCTTTATCTCTATCATCTTGAGTTAATATACCTTGTTCTCTAGCTGTACCTATTGTCATAACCTCAATAGGATCTACATTTGGACCAGCTACACTTCTAGTGCTAAAACTATTTTCGTTGTGTTGATCTTTTTTTATTACTTTAGGAAATAATTTAGTGTCAGAACCAGCCACACCTTCTCTTATTTCATCAACCTCATTGACATCTCTAGGTACTTTATTTATGTTATCTCCATATAAACTAATCCAAGTAAAACCTTGAACATCATCATGACCGTTAGACTCGTTATTCCAAGTATCTGCTGGGTGACTAGTGTATATATTATAATACTCTTGCTCTTGTTGTTTTACTACAAACTTATATGAATACCAGCCATATGGATTATATGTGCTACTATTTATATCACCATCATATAAGTCACTAGAACTAACTATATTATTTTCAAGAAACCGTATAAACAAAGATCTACCAATAACTTGTTCATTAACACTACTATTCCAAGTATAAGAACTTCCAGAAAAGTCTTGAGTTACATTTTCTTGAAATACAGTATCAGAAGAGGCTATACTAGCAGTATCAGTTGTTGCATCTTCAATAGCACTTTCATCGTTGTTTGTTGATAAAATAACAGGTGATTGTCTACCAAATTTATCAGCAAGTATTATACCTACTTGATATTTTCTTCTTTGTTTTAAAGAGTGGTATTTATTAGTAGAAAAAAGATTTTCATCATTGTTATTGATCAACGGACTACCAAATGTGTCAAAATGGTAAGCTCCTTTTGTATTAGTATTTATTACATAGTTTATACCTGTTTTACCACTTGAGTCTGTTGGTAAATTATAATTTTCTGTAAAATTACCATATATAACTCTATTACCAGATATTTCTTGAGCTTTTGCTCTTACGGGTACTTGATCAAAAACCCTTGTAATTTGCTTGTCTTCTAGTATTTTAAAAGGTTTTTCTGATCTATAAACATATTTATATACATGTCTAAAGTAAGTTATACTACTGTCTGACTCATTTATAACTCTAAATTTTTCAATTGAATTATTAAAATCATTAGCATTTACATCTATTTCTTTTACCACTTTAACAACATCCTGATCAGACTCTTTTACAAGTATTTCTAATTTAACCAAATCAAGTTCATTTTGCCAATCAATTAATTCATCTTCTACATATTCATCACTTGGTAAAGGTATTCTTAACTCTATTTTGTTATAATTATTTTTCATTACATCTAATATAGTTTTAGAATACACATCTTGATAATCCGTAATGCTAGTATCAGTACTTATTCTACTGTCTATAACACCATCGTTAAGTGGTTTAAAAACAATTTGCGTAAAAGGAGCCATTGTTGTAAACTCACCATCTGCATATTTATACCTATATGAAAACCTAACAAATCTGTCTTTTAAAAAATCAGATGTTATACTAGTATCATTAGTTAATTTAGTTGATTGAGTTATTACGCCGTCAAAATCTTGTTTATAAAGCATTGGCGCTAAGTATGGAGCTACTTTTGCAACTGATATTTGTTCTTCTTTAGTATAATGTTCAGGATTAGAAGAAGCTGTTGTTACATTTATTTTTCTAGGTTGATTATAGTTGTCTGTAAAAAATAATAAATCATCAATTAAATTTACACCTGTTATCAAGTGATTAGTACTAAAATTTAAAAAACGTCCTTGTACTAGTATTTTAGCTTGTGTTTCGCTATTATCTAATTCACCCATTAATATAGCACAAGTGTTTGTAGATGATGCTCTACTCATTGATCTAACATCGCTATCGTCGCCCGCAAAATCTGTAACAAACCAAAAAGCTCTTTTATTTAATGTATCTGCAAAATAACCAATAGTTTCTATATTAGGATTATCTCTTAAAAACGGGCTTGTTAAAGCCAAAGCGTTGCCTTGTATATTTTCTACAGCGCCTACATCAGAGTTTTCTGATTGTGTAATTAATATATTTTGTGCGTCACGGTATTCACCTTTTGGCACAAGCCTTTCATCAAGGTCATTATTCATTTTACCTTTTAAAAAGCTATTTTGAATTTTAGGCATATATTAATTTTTAATTCGTTTACTTTGTCCTCTTAATACTTGTGATATTTCAGCTAAGTTTATTTTAGATAATCTAAGCTTAGCATTACGCATTGCAGCTCTTCTTTCTTTTTTAAACCTTTGTACTATATACTCAGGCATATTTCTTTTGTTTGCAATAACATTAAAAGCTATATGTTTGTATAAAGCTTCTTCAGCAAACTTATGTATTTTCATTTCAGCATCAGTACCTAAACTATCTGATATATATTCTAATGCTATAATTTTACCAGATAAATCACTACTAAAATTAAAACTACCAGTTCTTTCATTTATTGTAAAATAACCGTTTATTTGTTGGTGCTCAGGCTCAATACCATATCTTCTACCAAAATCAGTACCTAAATGATTATCTCTACTTATATAATAATCTTCTTCTGTACTTAAATTACCTGTTAAATTATCTGTATCAAAAGCTTGCCATTGATTTTCTGTATATGAACTACCTTCAATAATCTTACCATCACTACTAAATAAGTAATCATAGTTTAAATCTTGCACTGGTGTTTCAGTAGGATTAGTAGTTAGTCTAGTTGGATATATTATTTTCTTAATACCAGAACTGTCTATATAACAAACTTTAACATAACTTACATAGTCCTGGGGCATAGGTATTGCTAATGATGGGCCTAACTCAACCTCTTGTATTTTAACTGTTTTAAGAACATCATAACTAAATTCTTGTAAACCACGTTTAGCGTGAAATATAACATCTGATTTAGCTACATTGTTTATAATCTTACCATCACCAACATAGCTAACCATAAAGTTATTTACAACATCAGATAATGATGTATGTCTGTAGCCACCAAACATATGATTTATTAGCTCAACTCTTAAAACACCGTCTACATTTATTTCAGATAATTCATCAAAAGCATCGTCACCATCACCACCAGTAGCTACTGTTAAAACATTATCACTAACTGTAAAGTCAAATATTTGTCTATTAACAAAACTAGTTTCACCTGGTGTAAAATCACCTGATTCAACAAAAACTCTAATATCATTAGCTGATAACTTGTCTTCAAAATTACTTAATGAGTATGTGTGCGATAAAGTAAAAGCACTATTACTAAGGTTTAAATAAAAAACCTGTTGGCCTTTGTAGTATATTTCTTGTGTTGTTTTAATTAATGACATTTACTATGAGTTTTCAAGTTGTACTTTTTGTGTTGTTTCAGCTGTAGCGCTTTGTATAACACTAGGATCTTTTATTACTACACCAGTGTATCTTAATATTTCTAATACTAAATCAACTTCACTTGATGGATGTAGTGTAAAATCTACAGCACCATCAGAGTTAAAAGTTAATGCACCATTACTATCAACAGTGCTGTTCCAAACAGGATCTGAAGGCACAGATATATAGTCTATATCAATAGATGTTAAACTACTAGGATTTACTGTTATAGTACTACCTGTTACATAATATATTGGGAAAGTTGTTGAGGGTGCAGTTAATGGTGAAGATAATAAAAAACTTAATTTAGATTTTTTTATACGCTCTAAATTAGTTAATCTACTGTCTGTAGATATACTTATAATATTGTAAAATGTTGGTAAAGTTCCAACACCATTTGTTAATGTTACGCTTGACGTAGCGTAAAACGGATCTATACGATCTTGTATTTTTCTAGGTATATCAGCATATCCTACACCAGTTCTACCTACTGATTCTCTAGTTATAGCTCTATTATAATCGTGAAACGCTTTGTCTAGTAAATCAAGTTGAGCTTGTGAACCTATTTTAGAAAACTCATCTGGTGTTAAAAAACCTCTGGACTCTTTATTAAGTATAGCTAATACTTTTCTATATACTCTATCTACTGATATTGCCATTTTATATTTTATTATAATCACAGGCCCTAATTAAAGGGCCGTGATCATTAGTTGTTAGTTTAACTTTTTTTGTATTGATTTGTAAACTTCAACACCTTCATCAGTTTTAAGCCAAGCTGCAAACGCGCTATATGGATTTTCATCAAAAGGTACTTCCATTAATTTTCTATCATTAGAACCCCATGTAAAGCTTCTTTGATCTTGTGATAATCTTATAACTCCAGACTCATTAGCTTTAATAGCTAAGTTTCTAAGTATAACATTTTCATCGTTTACAAGAGCTAAAAATAAAACTGGGTTTTGTCTAGCAAATAAATACAAGTCTCTTTTTATTTCAGCTGAACTCATTTTATCAACAGCTGAACCAAGTTCAACTCTCAATATAGCTTCAGCTTGATCTATTTCAATAGATGTAGCTGTGTTTAATGCTTTCATTTCAGTTTCAATATCAATTAAATCTTCTTTTGCATCTGCTACATTATCTACTTCATCATAAACAAGACCTTTTTTAGGGTGATATAAAGATAATAATTTTTGTAGTGCTTGTTTTTGTTTAGGTACATATAATACACCCTCTTCAAAAATAATATGATCTAACATTACGTTTTTGTCTTGCTCATCAACAAAAGGTGATTTTTGATTACTAGAGTATCTTATTTCTCTGTTTTCACCTTTATCTTCGTCCCACCATAATAATGGTTTTTTTCTGCTTGATTTAGACTGTAAAACATAAGTCAAAGGACTACCGTCTTGTTTTAAATAATATTGTCTATCTTTCATCTCCCATCTTGGAGACGTATCTTTTACTTGTATTGGCTCTTCAACCAATACTTCTTTTTTCTTTTTTGCCATAATATAATATAATTAAATAGTTAAAAATAAACCTAAAGGCGCCATTAAGACGCCTTTGGTTTAAAAAGTAATTTATGCAGCTAATGTAATCGCGCATGCAGAAATATCACTAGAAGCAAAAACTGAGTTATCAGCATCGCAAATATTAATAAATCCGTCTCCGAGACTAACACCTTGTGCGTTTATAGCTTTACAAATATCTTGTAACACTTTTTTATGAGTATTACTAGTTATTGTTAGGTCTATTTGATCAACGACATCACTTGTAGCAACATCTGTAATCTGTTGTGGTGCAAAAAACAATAATAATGAAGTTGCGTCCACAGGATCTGCACCTCTAAAAGCTGATAAAGGCATTAGCACAGCCTCACCTGTTGCGTTTGCTCCGTTACCGTCTGCAAAATATAAAAATTTATCCATTTTATTTAGTTTTAAAGGTTATTAATTATGCTTCTTTTAACAGAACAAAGTTGTTAGCAGCTTGTACAACTAAACATCTTTCAGATAAGTAGTGTACTTCCATAATATCGTCACCGATAAATGATGCGCCACCAACAGATCCTGTTACCCAAGACTTCATTCTTCTGTCATCAGTTTGTGAAGCTCTATATCTAACATGTAAGAAAGGTCTCTTAATATTTCTACCTAAGTTCTCATCATATACAGATGATACACCAGCAGGAATTAAAATTCCAGAAATATCTCCAAAACCACCTCTTCCAGTTGCATCGTTTAAGTATCTCCAGTCAGACTTATAGAAGTCATAAGAACCTCTTCTTAGTCCTGAGAAACCTAAGTTTAATGCCATGTCAGCAGAATTTTCAAATACTCCAAAAGAAGCACCGCCACCGTAGTTAGCGTTTAATCCAGCCATCATGTCGTCAAAAGTTAAAGCTAATTCTCTGTTAACATATAAAATGTTTTCTTCAATAGCACCTTGCTTGTCAAGATTTTTTAAGATTAAGTCAAAATCAGCAAGTGAAGCTAAATCTTCAAATACATTACCTCTTGACTCAACTGCAGCAAATAAACCTTCGCTACCAAAATTCTCACCAGCAATACCCATATCAGTATCAGCAGTTGAAGAACCAGGAACACCTTTTACAGCTTCAACCATAGACATTTCTAGGTAATCTTCAAATCTTAATCTAGTTTCACTAGCAGACTTCATATACCAAGAAAATCCTGATTGTCCAGACTCATCAATAGTTTCAACCCAACCAATTTGTGCTGTGTCAGAACCAGAAATTTTAAAGTGATCTTTGATAATCATTGGCTTGTTGTCGAATTTAGTAAAAGCTGGCTTAAGCTCTCCTACCATAGAAGCAGAACCTTTAGCAAACTCAGAACCAAATACAAAAACATTAACACCGTCAGAATCACTTAAATCAGCTGATAACGTAGCAGTTTTGTAAGGCTTAACATTAAATGTGTTAGCACTTGAATCTGTTGCAGAAACTCTACATACATTTGTTTTAAGTCCTGTAGCAGCATCTGTTACGATCACTGTAGCACCTATTCTTACAGAGTTAGTGTAATCAGAACCTAAAGTAATTAAACCAGAAGAAACAGTTGTAATAACACAAGTTTCGTTTCCACCAGCTTTGTGCTTATAAGCAATATGTAATCTGTTTTGCTCAGACCATACTACTTGATCGGATGACATAGGCATCTCTGCCCCTACCATTGCCAAAAATCCGTTAATTGTACGATTTCCGTATCTTTCGATTTCTTGTTCGTACAACTCAGGTAGGTATTGTTGCGCCCAACCTTGATTCTAATTTTAAATTTCAAACTAGAACTATCATCACCACTTAATACTCTAAACTTTCTACCACCAGCATCAACAACAGGCGCAGCAGTTCTTGGAGACATATCAATGTTTTTAGCACTCATACTAGTCTCTTTTATTGCATCTGCCTTACCTTGATCATAAAAATGTTTAACAATTTTATCTATGTTTTTACCAGCGTATAAAGCTTTATGATAACCTTTTGCATCACTCATCATGTTGTTTTCATCAAGAAACTCTCCTATGAAGTTAGACATGTTGCTTTGATACTCTTTAACACCTTGAACATCTTTAATATTATATCTATAAGTTTTTTCTCCAACATTAAAATCAAAACCTTTGAAATTACTATTGAATACAGAGTCAGTAGACTTTTTGAAACGTTCTAGCTGTTGTTTTTCGATCTCACTATTAGTGGTTTGTTCTTGTTTGTATTTATTGTAAAATTCTACTGCCTCTTTCTGCTCGGTGGTCAACTTAGAACCCAACTTGACTTCTTTGTAATACTGATCCTTTAAACCAGTAAGATGCTTTCGAGCTTTTACAATTTCTTCTTTGAAAGCCAATTTTTTCTTTTTAATATCTCTTGGCTCATCAATTTCCTCATCAACTTTGAAATTATCTTCAATTAAGAAGTTTATTTCTTCCATGTTTAAATGAGGTTTAGTCGTTTTATAATATTCTAACAATAATGCATTATCATTTATTTTAGAATAATCTGCGTTCAACCTTACATAATCTTCGAGATTACCGCCAGTATCTTCCATAAACTTAACTAATTCTTTTAAGTTTTCAGGTACAATTACTTGTGGCTCAGGTTGTTTTTCAACTGCAGCTTGTTTAATTTCTTCTTGTACAACTTGTTCTTGTTGTTGTACTTCTTCTTGTTTTACCTCTTCAAGAACTACCTCTTCTTTCGTTTCTTTAACTTCTTCGGCAGGCTTTTCAACTTGCTCTTGCTTGTTTTCTTTAGAAACTTCTTTGCTAGCGTCGGATTCGTCGCGAACAGGTACTTCATCTGTGCTTTGCTCTTGAACGGGCTCATTTTTCTTTTTTAATTTAATTTTAAAATTACCACCTTCTTGTTCAACTATTCTAGCTTGAATTTTAGGTGCTTCTTGTTTTTGTTCTTCAACAGGCGCTTCAACCTTTTTTGTTTCTACCTCTTGAATAACATTTTCTTGCTTTTCAGTGTTTTCCATAATAAAATATTATATAATTAATAATTACCTAGGCTCAAACTGCTCTAGGCCAAAGCCACCTAAATTATCAAATCCAGCTGATTCAAATTTTTTAGGGCCTGTGTCTTTTTTTCTCTGCTCTATCAACTCACTTTGTTGACTAGCTTGTATTTTAGTTCTTTCGTCTTTACGATCTTCTTTTTCTTTTTCTCTTTGTTTAATACTATCAACTTCAGCTTGTTTTAATCGTAAATTCATTTGAAACTCTAGCTCCATTAATTCTTTTTTAATTTGAGCTTCTCTTTCCATTTTTTGCATTGCAAGTTGAGATTTAACTTGCTCTAATTGAGCTTCACCTTGTGACAACGCTTGTTGCTTTTGCATTTCAGCAGCTGTAGCAGCTTGTGAAGCCTGCGCGTTAGCTTGCGCTTGCGCTTGTATATTTTGTTGAGCTTGTTGTTGATCTAAAACTTGTTTTTGTTTTCTTCTTATTTTTAATAATTGATTTGCAAGCTTTATGTTTCTAACTTCTCTAATATCAATAGCGTCTTCTAAGTTTATGCTATTTTGCTGTAGTGCTATTTGTATATTATTTTCAAGTCTTTGTTTTTCTTCATCATCAGGTGCTAATTCTAAAAATATACCAAAGTCATGTAAATGTAAGTTAGACATTTCTTCTAATGTACCTACATTAAATTTACCTAATGATTTAATAAATGATTCTCTTGTAGGTGAATATTCTATTACATCTGATATACGCATAGACACGCACTCAGCTGTTGACAAAGTTATAAATAAACTACCTTGTAATATATGTCTAGTAGCTGTGTTACTATTAGCGGCTGCTATTTTTTGTATACCAACTAAAGCATCTTTATCAGGCATACTACCATCACGAGCTTCATTTAATCCGGTCACATCACGTATCATTTGTAAATAATAATTATACGTTTGTATTAAAGAAGCTATTTTACCATTTTTACCGCTTGAGTTTATTTCTGTAACTGGTCTTATACCTCTGTTCATATCACCATCTTGTGTCATTGATCTACCAACAACACTACCAGTTTGAAAATACATATTTAAAGCTTCTTGCGGATTATAGTTAGTACCATTACCTAAATCTATTTCAGCTAAAGCATCAGCGTCTAAATAAACACCATCTGGTACCATTTTAGCCATTACTTGTTGTAACTTTAAATGAGTTAATTGTATCATATCAGCAAAACTAGTTACACGACTAACTAAACTTTCTATACGACCTTCATACATACGAGGTGCACATATACTATAACTCATTACAGCTTTAGTAGTATCTGACTTAGGTCTCATCATATTTTTCTTTAACTCCCATTTAAGAAGTTTATCAGAACCACTACCTAATATTTTAGCGCCTTCATATATTACTTCGATAACTCTTTCAACTTTTTCAAAGTCTTCGTTTTTAGGTGGATTAAAACCATCATCTTTTCTTATAGCTCTTTGACCACCTGTAGCTGTATTTTTTACCTTATATACTTCACTCATGTAAGTTTTATATTCAAAGTATAATACACTTATAGCGTTACTGTCATCACCTTTTTTATTAACAATAGTTCTTTTTCTATATGCAGTTGAATAACCTCTGTATCTTTCTATTTCTTCATCAGTTACTTGTGGAAACTCTTTTTTAAGCTCATTAGCATATATTTGTTTTACTTCACCAACATAATATATATCATCAAAATAAGGTGAATCAGTATATGAATAAACTAAATCAGCTGGATCAACATATTGTATTTTAATACCTTCTGATTTATTAAATGAGTTTTTCATAGCACCAATACCTATAGTAACTAAATCTTGATTAACTCTTCTTGATATATGCTCGTATCTATTAGCATCAAAAACACTATTAATAGCTTCTTCTTCAGCTATTTCAATACTTTGCTTATAATCTAGTTGCATATGTAGTTGCAGCTCTTCAGTAGATTTTGGTAAAGTTTCTTGATCAGTTTTAGTCATATCAATACCAAAGCTTTGTGCTATTTGATCGTTAAAACCTTTAGCATCCATATCATCTACTATATCATTTACATAATCAGTTCTTTCTTTTATAGCAGCAGGATCTTGTGAATATGCTTTAATATCATATGACCTATCAGCCATGCCATTAACAACTATATCTACAAACTTTGGTATAATAGGTACAGGTTTCCAGTCTAAATTTAAATATGATAAATCACCGTTAATAGATAATTCATCTTTATATTTTTTAATAGACTGTTCACCTCTTGCATATAACCTTAATGAGTGAAATGACTCTTTAAATGTAGTATATCTATTTGAGTTTTCATTGTTACTAAACCACTCATGCTCTATAGCTGAACCAACCTTAGCACCGTACTCAGCACTCATCTTTTCTTCATCGCTAACAGCTTGGCTAGGAAAAGAGGTTTTTATACCTTTTTTAATCATGTTTATAGTATTTGTGATCTAACACCTTGGTTATCATATTTCTTAATACCAAGATTAATTGATTTTATTGTTTTTTCTTGAACTGGTCTATATAAATTTTTATTACAAGCCATTAAAGCTAAACCTGAGCTTATTGAAGCATCAAATTTAGTTCTATTATTTATATCAAATTTAGCCCAGTCTTCTAAAGTTCTATTAAAAAACATATCACCGTAGTTATCACCTAATTGTCCTACGTAGTTTTCAATATAACTTTCTATTGCAGCGGCATGCGCTTGCTTAATATCTTCACTTGAGTTTGGTATACCACCTATTTCTTTTTCTGTAACAGATAACTTATTCCAAACTTTATCAGGTCTGTTCATAGAATAACCTCTATAACCTCTACGCTTTAAATAATATAATAATCTTGGTTTATTATTTTCACATAGTATTGGCATACCGTAAAACACAATAGCCATTAATACATCTTCAAAAAATATTTCAGCTGTTTGAGGTCTAGCTACGTATTCTAAAAATACTCTATTAGGCGGTGCGTTTTCCATGCTAAACTTAGTCACACCGTGTAAAGCACCATTAGAACCTAATCTATCAACTGTACCTGATATATCATAACTATCACAACCAAAGGCACCAACGTGCTCATTGCCAGGAAACTTAACACCGTTTTTAGTTATTATCCTGTTTTGCATACTAGTTTCAGGTATCCAGCTAATTTTAAATCTACCATTATTATTTGGCATAAACTCTACAGTTGTATCTTGCACTCCGTTACGCCATTGAAAGCTACCTTTTGTAATAATAGCAGATCTTTTAATTTCTTCGTTATAATCTATTTGCTCGTATATTTTTGTTAAGTTAAATAAACTTTGTTTTGTTTCATCTCTAAAAGCATGTTGCTCTGTACGTGGAAACTGTCTATAAAACTCATTTAAAGCGTCTTGATCAGATTTTAAACCTTCGACTTCATTGTTCCAATAGTTGATAACTCCGTCTTTAATTTCATCTCCATATGGTCCAAAAGTTTTCTCTCTTGGATTTTGGAAGACAGGTATTCCATAAGAATCGATGTATCCTTCGTAGTTCCATTCCATAGGTATGAACAAAGAATATAATCCTGAGCGAGTCTGTCCATTGCGGTTTCTTTTGGTAACATCTGAATCATAGTATAATTTTTTAAAGTTATCACCACCCTTGTCTAAAGCAT